ATGGGAAAAGAACAGATTAAATCAAAGGAACGCGTGGCAGAGCATGGTGAAGTCTTTACAAACGAGCGAGAAGTAAACGCGATGCTCGATCTTGTAAAGGATGAGACAGAGCGGATCGAGAGCCGATTCCTGGAACCGGCATGCGGCGACGGAAACTTTCTCATTGAGATCCTGCGCCGCAAGCTCGCAGTCGTTAAAAGGCAGTACGGCCGCAGCAGATCGGATTATGAAAAGTATTCCATTCTGGCTCTTTCCAGCATCTACGGCGTAGACATCATGGAAGACAACGCGGCGGAATGCAGAAATAGATTATATGACGAGTGGAATCAATCATACTCTAAACAGTGCGGTAGCGAGGCAAACAATGAATGCCGGGAGGCTGCAAGATATATCCTCGAGCATAACATCCTCTGTGGAGACGCATTGACTATGTTACGGAATGATGGTACGCCCATTATTTTCGCACAGTGGGACTTCGTTTCAGGAAATAAGATAAAGAGAAGAGATTACCGCCTTGATCAGATGATGAGAGGAACTGAAGAACAGACCTTCATGGAGATGTTCCTGGATGACTGGGAGTTCGATGAAGAAACGAATGCGTGGATACCGTCCCCTATAGCTGAGTATCCGCCAATAAATTACTGGGAGGTGCAGAATGGCCCTGAATCCTGATTTATTTACTGCTTTGTATAAGCCGGATGTGTTGATGTGTTTGGCTGATTTGTCATCAGACGAAGTGTTTACCTCACCAGATATAGCAAATAAGATTCTCGACATGCTTCCGCAGGAATTATTCCGCAATCCGAATACGAAATTCCTTGATCCGGCACTCAAGTCGGGGGTTTTTCTTCGCGAGATTGCCAAGCGATTGATCGCAGGACTTGCAGACAAGATACCGAACCTGCAGGATAGATGTGACCATATATTTAGAAATCAGCTGTATGGAATTGCTATCACTGAGCTAACCTCTCTTCTTGGAAGGAGATCTGTTTACTGTTCTAAATATCCAAACAGCCCGTTTTCCATTACGAAGTTTAATAATGTCCAAGGCAATATTAGATTCCATAAGATACGCCACAGATGGGATCATGCAGGTGTAAATGGCAAATGTATATATTGCGGCACATCATATGATGGCGATCTTGGAGATCTTAATAGAGAAGGCCTTGAAACACATGCTTATGAGTTCATTCACACATTGCATCCCGAGGAGATTTTCAATATGAAGTTTGATGTAATAATTTCAAATCCGCCCTACCAGCTCGATACGAATGGGGCAGGACGCCAGGCAAAGCCCATATACAATCTTTTTGTTGAGCAAGCAAAGAAACTGAACCCAAAATACATTACAATGATCGTTCCTTCGAGATGGTTTGCTGGAGGTATGGGGCTTGACTCTTTTCGCAACACAATGATGAATGATAAAAGTGTAAGAAGGATTGTAGATTACACCAATGCAAAGGACTGCTTTCATAATCTTAGTGTTAGTGGTGGTGTCTGCTACTTCTTATGGGATAGAGATCATCCAGGCAAGTGTAGTTTCACAAATATTATGAATAATACGGAAGATACCATGGAAAGAGACCTCGATGAACTCCCTGTCCTTGTTCGGTACAATAAAGCTATATCAATAATCCATAAGGTCAGAATAATAGATGGAAATAATCTTCTTTCTGAGAATATAAGTTCGCTTATGCCGTTCGGACTTTCAACAAGCTATAGGGGGGCTGATAAGAAATCTAAAGATAAGAATCTGGCGCTTCAGGCAAGTAATGGAATAACATATATTGGCAGAGATGAGATCCAGAAAGGGAAAGATCTTATCGATAAATACGAGATCCTCATAAGCAAAACAAGTGCCGAGCATGCGGGGGAACCGGGAAAGGATGGTATGTTCCGCGTAATTCCATCTTCCATGCGTGTATTATATCCTGGAGAAGTATGCACCCATTCATATTTTCTTGTCGGTCCTTACGACAACCTTACGGAAGCAGAAAATGTCCTTAGCTATTTAAAGACAAGGTTTGTGCGATTCTTAATGCTCTTGTCGATGAGCGGTTTTGGTTTGTCAAAACTTGTTTTCAATTTTGTGCCAACCCAGGATTTCTCGCATCCTTGGACAGATGAAATGCTCTATCAAAAATATAATCTTTCGGAAGATGAGATAGAAATAATTACTTCTATGATTAAATCTTTTGATGGAGGAGTGAAGTAATGGCAGATATATTCGATCAATACATTCATCCAAAAACAGATATTAATCCTATAATCTACGCCTATTCAGACACCCGTTTCCCCGGGTGTCTTAAGGTCGGTTATACGGACCGTCCGATTGAAGTTCGTATGAAGGAACATTATCCGACACTGACTCCCGGACAGTCCTATAAAGTTGAATACGTTGAGTCCGCTCTTAACGCAGACGGTGCTATCTTTATGGATCATGATATCCACAAGGTTTTGAAGAACAAGGGATTCAAGGCTCTCCGCAGCAAGGACGGAAAAGAGACTGAGTGGTTTAGGTGCAAGGTCAAGGATGTTAAGGCTGCTATCCTTGCAGTTAAGACCTATTCACAAAACGCGGAGAACCGTACGCAGACCTTCCCTATGCGGCCTGAACAGCAACGTGCTGTTCTTAAAACAAAGGCATACTTCGAAGCTGAGAAGAAGCACAGCCCCGATCGACCGGCAAAGTTCCTCTGGAATGCGAAGATGCGCTTTGGCAAAACTTTTACATCCTATGAGCTTGCCAAGGCGATGGGAATGGACAGGGTGCTTATCCTTACTTTCAAGCCAGCTGTTGAGGCGTCGTGGGAGACGGATCTGATGACGCATGTCGACTTTGAAGGCTGGCAGTTCTATTCCCGTGATACCGCGGCTAGGAACGGGATCAGCCCTGAAGATCTTGATCAGGACAGGCCGATCGTATGCTTCGGCTCCTTCCAGGACTTTCTTGGCACGAATGCAGCCGGCGGCATCAAGGCAAAAAATGAATGGGTCCACACGACTAACTGGGATATGGTCATCTTCGACGAATATCATTTCGGCGCATGGCGTGAAAATGCGAAGAGGCTATTTGATCAGACAGATGAAGATTCTTATGATGACCTCGATATCGAGAAATACAAGAGGAACGAGGCGGATAACGCTATCGACGAGGATTTCCTGCCAATCACGACAGAGTACTACCTGTTCTTATCCGGAACACCGTTCCGCGCGCTGAATACAGGGGAGTTCATGGAAGACCAGATCTTCTCATGGACCTATTCTGATGAGCAGGCTGCTAAGGAAAACTGGGATTCCAGAGACGGGAAAAACCCTTATGAGGCACTTCCCCAGATTGTACTGATGACATACCGCATCCCAGACTCCATCCGCCGTATCGCTTACAATGAGGATTTTAATGAATTCGATCTGAATGTCTTTTTTGCTGCGAAACCTGTTGTCGAAGGGAAACCGGAGACCGCACAGTTCGTATATAAAGATTATGTACAGAAATGGCTGGACCTGATCAGGGGTGCTTATATGCCGTCTTCTGTCGATGACTTGAAGCTCGGACAGAACGCAAAGCCCGTCATGCCGTACTCGGACGCACGAATGCTCAGTGTTCTTAATCATACTCTTTGGTTCATGCCGAATGTGGCTGCATGCCACGCCATGGCCAATCTTCTCGCTGAGAGACAGAACGTATTCTTCCATGATTATCAGGTGAATGTCTGCGCGGGAGTTGGTGCGGGCATAGGCCTTGCAGCGCTTGAACCGGTGAAAAATTCCATGGATCCTCCGCTTGAGACAAAGACGATTACACTTTCATGCGGAAAACTGACAACGGGTGTAACAGTCAAGCCATGGACGGGCATCTTCATGCTCAGGAATCTCTCCTCGCCGGAGACTTATTTCCAGGCAGCCTTCCGCGTGCAGTCTCCGTGGACGATCGCATCTGAAGATGGTGGTGAGGAGATTTTGAAGACGCACTGCTATATCTTTGACTTTGCGCTGGACAGGGCTCTCCGTGAGATCTCTGACTACAGCTGCAGGCTCAATATCGACGAGACAAACCCCGAAAAGAAGGTCGGTGACTTCATCCACTTCCTTCCCGTGCTCGCCTACGATGGCAGTACGATGACTGCGATATCCGCTTCTGACATCCTTGACATCACGATGGCGGGAACATCTGCTACGCTCCTCGCGAGGAGATGGGAGTCCGCACTCCTTGTCAACGTGGACAATGAGACCTTGGCGCGTCTTCTCGCAAATGAAGACGCGATGAATGCGATCATGAACATCGAGGGCTTCCGTGCCCTGAACAAGGACATCGAGACCATTATCAATAAGTCCGAAGCTGTCAAGAAGGCCAAAAAGGAAAAAGGCGATAAGATGACGGCCAAGGAGAAGAAGGAACTCTCCGATGAGGAGAAGGAATACAAGTCGATGCGAAAGAAGATCCAGGAGAAGCTGATCAAGTTCGCGACCCGTATCCCGATCTTCATGTACCTGACTGACTTCCGTGAGTATTCACTGAAAGACGTCATCACACAGTTTGAGCCCGGCCTATTCAAGAAGGTCACTGGCCTTACTGTTAAGGATTTTGAACTGCTTGTTTCCGTTGGTATTTTTAACGACGGCCTGATGAATCAGGCAGTTTACAACTTCAAACGCTATGAGGACGCTTCCCTTGAATATACCGGCATCAACCGTCATAAGGATGATGAAGACGTAGGTCTGTTCTCAACAGTCATTTCCAAAGAAGACTATGAAGATATGGCTGCAGCGCAGACAAGATCAATGACCGAGAATCCATTCAAGAAAGTTCTCGTAAAGACAGGGGAGCCGCAGAAGAAAGTGGCGCCGAAGAAGGAGACCGCACAGAAGCAGTCTGCGATAAAGCCTGTTAAGCCGGCACCTTCCAAACCCACACCGGTTCCGCAGAATGTGAATCCTGGTTATTCCGTACCCGGACTGAGTGCTGCCACGCCGAAGGTCGCAGAAACACCTGCCGGATATGGAGAGCTGGATCTTTCACAGCTGCGCATTGGTACAATCGTTGAGAACACGAAGTACGGTGAGGGAAAGGTGACGGGATTCAAGCCTGGAAAGATACTTGTTTCATTTTCACAGGATCTAAAAATGTTCCTGATGCCGTCCGCATTTGAAAAAGGACACCTCAAGGTCAAAGAATGGTGATAGGGACGGAGTACACAAAAGCCGGCTCACGAAAGCAGATGCTGAAAGGAGCTGTTCCAGGAACCGAAGGGAGGATTCATTTTGTTTTTTGATAGATTATTCAAGAGTTTAAGTAATGATCAAGAGAAGAAACCTGAAAGGACAGAGTCTATAACTTCAGAAGTATCCGCCCCTTCGGTAAAGTATGTTCACACATCGGGAAATCGTGAGAAGTCGACGGCGAAGGATAATAATGTCATTGTGCTCTGGTGGATCAATAAAAAGAAAAAAGGGTATGACAAGACTTCAAACAAGTTTCCAAAGTGGTTTTCGAATCAATATGGAATCGATTTTAATCGAGTTATGACTCAATATCTTAAGAAGGGGTTATTATCAGAAGATAACGATATTGTTAGAGTTACCCCAGTTGGGGAAGAAGAACTACAGAAACTTGATTATGTGATCTATGTTCACGAGCATCCGCAGTATTGTTTTGAGATCCGTGATTTTAAAAACTCTCCGAATTTGCACAAGGTTTCAAATTCAGATATTGCATGGGGGATTTTTAATTCCAGGATAATTGAATACACACAAAAAGCAATGTGGGAGAGCTTAGCTGCAAATTATGGGAATATGGCTGATTTTCTTATCGAAGAGAAGAAATATGACCAGGCAATCGAATTTGTTTTTGCTGCTGCTTATACAGAAACATCTGGAATGCGGGATAACAATGAGTTGACTGCGATAATGTCAGAATACACTAAGCGGGGAAGGAAGAATAAGTTCCTGCCTAATGGAATGCCAGATATTTTCCTTTTGGAGATCAATAATTATTATGTGACTGTACCATTCAAAAAGGCACAGGAGAATTTAAAGTTGGAGTGGGCAGAAATCAAGAGTAGATTTTTGAATTCAGTGCATATCAAATCCCTGGAGAGTGTCCTTCCATTCAGATATTTTGAAAAAGAGCAATCTTTTGAAATATTCAAACAAGCAATTGAAGCGGACGGGAAGAAAGGAATCTTCAGTCTATCCGAGTGCAGCAAAAAACTAAAGTGGAATAATCCTGATGAGCACAGTAAAAAGTATTTCTATGCGAGTATAGAAAACGAGGTAAATCGGAGAGTACGGAAATAGCAGATGCGAAAAGATGCCGCGAGATCGTGCAGACATAATACGCAAATACTATTCGAAAATCTGTTCGAATTTCCTCTTGCAAATAATTACATAAAATGCTACAGTAAAGTTACGCCGAAGCAAACAAATGTTCATATTTTTGAGGCGGCGTAATTTTATACTATGCCTTACCCAAAAATGGACAAATTTGCGTAATACGCATTAGAAAGAAGGAATTATGCAGCAGAAGAACATGAGGTACGGACAATTCCTTAGATCCAAAAGGATATCGGACAGCCGGGAGTTGACACTGAAAGATATCGCGGAGGAACTGGGCGTTTCTGTCAGTTTTGTAAGTGACGTGGAGCAGGGGAGACGCAAGCCATTTGATGAAGAGAAAACTGAAAAGCTCATCGAGTTCCTCAGGTTCTCTGAAGAAGATATAGCCCTGATGTACGACCTGGCGGCCAGGGAGAACTCCCGAATCCCTCGAGACCTTGATGACATCATGATGTACTCGGAAGCCGGTGAAATGGCGAGGTTTGCACTCCGAATGACAAAAAAGGGCGTCGTGAACAATGACGACTGGAAGCAATTCATCAGATACATCAAGACAAAGGAGGCTGGTAAAGATGATTGAATTCAACTGCCCCAACAGGAAGTATGACGGCACACCTGTTGTCTGTGATCTTGAAGTCATGGCGTATGCGGAGGCCCAGGTTGGCGATTATAAGCCGGAGCTGCTCAGAACTCCGGGGAAGATCAATGCTCTTCATTTTGTCGAGTCTTATCTTGGTGCGTCGGTCGATGTCCAGAACATTTGCAATATCGTTCCCGGCATGGCGATCAACGGGATCACAGTCTTTAAGGATGCCATGATCACAGTGCGTGAAGACGGCGGATTTGTGGAGAAGTTCTTTCCGGCCGGATCGGTCGTTGTGGATTCGCTGATGATGGATAGAGATGACGGATTTGCGCAGTTCACGATCGTCCATGAGGGCGGCCACTTCTGTATGCATTATCCTGCGTTCTGCGGACAGGATATCGTGGCAGCAAGAAGCGTGATGGATAAGATTATGTGCCGGAGCAGTATGCTTGAGAGCGACAAGCCGGAGAACAGGAAATGGACGGACAGGGATTTTATGGAACACCAGGCGAACGTATACGCAGCGTCGATTCTGATGCCGAGACCCACATTTATCCCGTTCGTCATGGAACTTAACAGAACGCATGGCGGAAATAAAGACGGGATCTTTGTAAGACCGCCGATCGATCCTTTCTTCCAGTACAGGCACTGGTATGTATTTCTAGAGGAGATCGGGCAGAAAATTGCGGAGACGTATGGTGTGTCTGAGTCAGCGGCATTTGTTCACATGAAAAGGTGCGGTCTGATCAGGACAGAAGATCCGAATGAAAGACCTCTTTACATCAGAAGGGGGATTGCAGTTTAAGCGGAGGAAACAGTGGTGGGGGTCGGAAAAGACAGCCAAGAAGAAGACAAAAAAGTCATGAGGGCCATCAAGGGGATCATCCGCCGGGGCAATGACGCAGAGGTCAGAGCGGATAAGGATGGCAGTATAAAAGTGTTTGAGGTAAAAAAGCATATAGTGAAGGCAGAGTAAATGGGTACTCTGGAACGGCTAATGGGAGTCAGGTTGAGCAAAGTCTCACTGGCTCTTATTTTATGTATAGGGCAGAAGTGGAAAATAGCATATCGGAATTGTACTGCGGCAGTACAAACAATGTTGACAGAAGTGTACTGTAGCAGTACAATACAAACATGGAGGTATAGCCATGTATGATTTAGAGAGAGAAAGAGAATATATTGAACTGGCAAGCTTAGAAGCCGATTTGACACCAGAAGAAGAATATGAGTTCTACACTAAATATGCGTTACGTACAAAAGAAGACCTTCTATCAGAAATAAAAGCAACGAAATCGAACTTCCGCAGATTATACAAAGCACCCCGGTCTGAAGAATTTTATCATCGACTGAATAAGCTGTTTGATCTATTTTATGAAGAAGTTGATTCACATGTAATTATGGAGCCACTTGATAATTTCTGGGGCTACGAATTTGAAGTGCGTGACACAGGAATCACGTTAAAATTGGCGCACCTCGTACCGTTTTATGACGAGCCTGGAGATGATTATGTCGATTTCTGGAAATACTATTCAGCGCATTATTTCACGGATGATGATCGCTATTCCATTATCGAGGTCAGGGCTAAGTTCTTAACGTTAGAAGAATACGGGAAAGCTTATGATGTTGAGGCCGGCACTGTGAGGCAATGGATCCGTAGGGGCAAGCTAAAAAGTGCAGCAAAATTCAGCAATGGTTGGCAGATTCCAGAACTGGCAGATAAGCCTACGCGCGGATATATAGGCGCGCATTACTATTGGAAAGCAGATTTTCCGGATCCTCCGTTAGAGCTTCCAGAGATCAACGAAGGTGATTCCGTGGACATTTCAAAGAATACTCATACAGGAAAATGGACAGTCATATTAGATTGCTTGCGTAAGAAAGGACCGAGTAAAGCCTTTACGTTGGACAATAAAGATAAAGAAAAACTGGAGTTATTCCTTATTAGTCATCCTCTGGTTGAATGCGGTAATAGCTATCTATGTGAAATCAACCAGAAGGCTGGATCTCAATATGAGATGCTGAAGCGAGACCCAAGAATAAAGACAATAGAAGAAATCGATGCAGAACTTGACGAAGAATTAGGAATTCATCATAGAAATAGAGGCATGCAGGAGGGGATGGAGTGAAGAGAGTTTATATTCGTGATAACCGGAGCAGAAAAAGACCAAGAATCTTTGATTATATCAAAACTGAGGACGGAACAGAGCTGATCGAAACGAAAGATGATAATGTTTTAAAGACAATCCTCCTGGATGACTTCTTAAATCAGATAAAGGAGGCGAGGAAAACCGAATAAAGCACTACCGAGCCACGGATCCGATTCAAGCTAACGAGATACCAAATTGCCGGAGTTGTTATCACACCTGAAAGGGTGTGGTGATGACTCCGGCTTTTTGCTGTCACTAATTTCCTATAGCGGAGATATTTGGACATATATTTTCCAGAAGCATAAGGAGTTGATCTTTTCGCTTAGGAATAGGGGATCAGAAGCGAAAAATAAGTTTTTCATTTTTTTTCCGGAAAACTGCCTCGCAAATGGGGAAGTAATAGTAGAGGGAGATACAGGCAATGAGTGAATTTTTTTCTGGCGAGTTTGGAATTTCATTCCATATTTGTCGGAGTAAAGGTAAAGGGGGGAACTAAAAAATAATTCTTATAAATTCTCGTCAAAATGGCTGTCTCATCTCTATTGGAAAGAGAAGGGACGTTTACGGACATCTTTTCGGAGAAATTCCTCTATATCTCATGTAAAGGATCAGATGTATTGAGATCTGAGTCGGACCGGCACACCAGTGCAGATCCGCCTGAGCGCTCAAGCCGCTCATACCTGATGCGTAACTACCCGAAATCCGGAAGTAGGGCTCCACTGGGAGCGCGTCAGGAACTGAATATGGATGCCAGACCTGTGGAGGGGAAGGCACTTAACCAGAAACGGAGAGCTATCATTTAGCTCTCAGAATCCGGTCTCTTAAGTGCACCCTTCTTAGCGTCTATTCGAGGCTCTCCGTTTCGCGACAAAAAGCGAAAGGAGAGCAAGATGGCTCGGACAAAGAAGGTTGATGCAAGTAACAGTGGTGAATTTAAACACAGATCTTATGTGGGAGAGAACGGGGAGACCTTGTATGACGCACCGATTGAAATCAAAAACAATGCAGATATGGGAAGCCAAGGGATGGATATGTTCCCTTGGAGAGGAGAACGAGAAAATGCAAGTGACGATGATCACAACCCCCACTGAGCCTGTCGTGCCTGTAGCACAGGAGATTACTGAGAAGCAGTTATTTGATGAGATCAACTATTTCAGGGCCGAAAAGCTGACAAAAAAGATGCTGGAAAAGGGGCTCATCACGGCTGATGAATGTGACAAAATCCTGGCCGAAGCCCGCAAAATCTTTGTGCCTATTATGGCGGAACTTATGTGAGATACAACTTGATAAGTGCCCGACAGTATTGGAACATCGGACTACGAACGGAGGCGAGACCATGAAAAAGATAACGAAAATTGAACCTACAGTAGTCCAGACAGCTGCTTCTAAGATCAGAGTTGCGGCATACTGCAGGGTCTCTACCGAAGCAGATGCGCAGCTCATTAGCCTCGAGACACAAAAGAGCCATTACGAAGAACTTATTAGTGCCAACCCAAACTGGGTGTTTGCCGGCCTTTATTATGATGAGGGCGTGAGCGGCACCAGCAAAGAAAAGCGGCCCGCGCTCAATAGAATGATCGAAGACTGTGAAGCGGGGAAAGTAGGCCGGATCCTGACAAAGTCATTGTCGAGGTTTGCGCGCAACACGGCGGACTGCCTGGAGCTGACCAGAAAGCTGCTTGACCTCGGGGTGACGATCTACTTTGAGAAGGAGAACCTCGATACCGGATCGATGGAGTCGGAACTTCTGCTCTCGATCATGAGCAGCTTGGCGGAAAGCGAGTCCGTGTCCATTTCGGAAAATAACAAGTGGGGCATACGGCATCGTTTCGAGAACGGGACCTTCAAAATCGGGTATGCGCCTTTTGGCTACGGCGTGAAGGACGGCCAAATGACTATCAACGAGGAGGAAGCCAAATGGGTACGCTGGATTTTCGAGGAAGCACTGAGAGGAACCTGCAGCGCGGCGATCGCAAAGCGGCTCAATGAAATGAAGGTGCCTACTCGTAGGAAGGGAAACTGGACAGGCACGACAATCAGGGGCGTGCTTAAAAATGAAAAGTATATAGGAGACTGCCTGTTTCAAAAGACCTACTCAGATTTCCGCTTCCGCCGGCATAAGAACCACGGTGAATGCGATCAGTTTTATGTGACGGATCACCATGAAGCGATTATCAGCCGCGAGGATTTTGAAGCTGTCGGAGCCTTGCTGCAGCAGCGGGAGCGAGAGAAGAACATCAAAAAAGAGGAGCTTCGGATCAATAACAAATATCCGTTTTCAGGTAAAGTTGTCTGCGGGCAGTGCGGCAGCAAATTGCAGCGGCATATCAACTCGACGGGAAGCCTAAAGTATCCGGTTTGGGTTTGCAGGCAGCACCTTGCAGATGCCCGATCCTGTAGCATGAAATACGTCAGGGAATGCGATTTGGAATATGCCTTCACAACCATGATGAACAAGCTTATCTTCGCAAAGAGAGAAGTTTTGGACGCACTGCTCGACGGTATCCGAGGGGAAAACCACAAGGAGAACCTGCGCCGGATTGACGAGATTGACCGGAAGCTGGAGCAGAATGTGGATCGGCGGCAGACGCTGACCACTATCATGACAAGAGGGTACTTGGAACCGGCACTCTTCACGCAGGAGAGCAACGACCTGGCTGCCGAGGCGGATGCGCTAACAGCAGAAAAGGAGCAGCTGGTGAAGGAAATCACCGGCAGCTACCACAAGACAGAAGCCCTCGCCGACTTGATCCGGTATGCTGGCCACACGCAGCCCAGCACCACATTTGATGGAACGCTGGTAGAGCGTTTCCTCGATCACGCGGAACTAAGAACCAGAAATGAGATCGTCTTCCAGCTAAAGTGCGGACTGCGTCTGACAGAAAGGATCGGTGAGATATGAGCAGAGGACACACACCTTACGGGTATCGGATTGAAGATGGCTCCGCGGTCATTTGCAGGGAGCAGGCAGAGCAGATCCGGAAGATCTACGAGGGCTACCTCAGTGGACTTTCACTAAGAAACGCTGCCAAAGAAGCGGGGATGCATGCGACGCACACCTCCGTCAGAAGGCTCCTGCAGAATCCGCACCTTTTGGGTGATGACTTTTACCCGGCGATTATCGACAGGGAAACCTTTGATGCCTTTGAGGCTGAGCGGCAGCGGCGGGAGAAAGCGCTGGGACGTGACAACAAAGAGAAGAAGACAGTAGAAACGCGGCCTGCACCTACTTCCTTCCGGATGACACCGGCGGAACAGAGATTCAGAGATCCTTATAGGCAGGCCGAGTACATTTACGGCCTGATTGAAAGCGAGGTATAAAATGGCAACAGTGACAATGATCCCTGCGACGGCCAGGGTCGGCGCGAGGAGGAGAAAAGAAGAAGCTCCAAAGCTCCGGGTGGCGGCCTACTGCCGCGTTTCTACAGAAACCGACGAACAGGCGACAAGCTACGAAGCGCAGATTGAGCATTACACAGATTATATTGGAAAGCACCCAGGATGGGAGATGGCGGGTATTTATGCCGACGATGGTATCTCCGGAACCAACACCAAAAAGCGTGAGGAGTTCAACAGGCTGATCGAGGACTGCATGGCGGGAAAGGTGGACCTCATAGTCACGAAGTCAATATCCAGATTTGCCCGCAACACCCTCGACTGCCTCAAATACATCCGACAGCTGAAGGAAAAGAACATTGCCGTTTTCTTCGAAAAAGAAGCGATCAACACGCTTGATGCCAAAGGCGAGGTCCTGCTCACCATCATGGCGTCCCTTGCCCAGCAGGAGAGCCAGAGCCTTTCCCAGAACGTGCGGCTGGGGCTGCAGTACCGGTACCAGCAAGGCAAGGTGCAGGTCTGCACAAACCGGTTCCTCGGGTACGATAAGGATGAGGACGGCAACCTGGTAGTCAACCCTGAGGAGGCCAAGGTGGTGAAGCGGATCTACCGGGAGTACCTTGAGGGCAAGAGTTACTATGCCATCGGACAGGGGCTTACAGCAGACGGAATCAAAACAGCAGCAGGCAACGATTACTGGTTGGCCTCCACGCTGAAGAAGATCCTGTCGAATGAGAAATATATCGGTGACGCGCTTTTACAGAAGACGGTCACCACGGATTTCCTGAACAAAAAGCGGGTGGTCAACAAGGGCATTGCTCCTCAATACTATGTGGAGAACAGCCATGAAGCCATTATCCCGCGCCATCTTTTCATGAGAGTCCAGGAGGAGATGGTACGCAGAGCGCGGCTGGAGACCGGAACAGGTAAGCGGCGGGTGTACAGCGGAAAGTATGCGCTTTCCAACCTTATGTATTGCGAACACTGCGGTGATATTTTCCGCAGGACCCAGTGGCAGATCCGGGGAGAGCGGATTCCGGTATGGCGTTGCATAAGCCGGATCGATAAAAGGAAGACCGAAATAGACTGTCCGTCACGAACAATTTATGAGAAGGACATGCAGGCGGCGGTGGTGGCAGCCTTCAATCAACTGATCGCCCAGAAAGACGAATTCCTGCCTGGGATGAAGCTGGCAATGGAACGGGCCATGCAGGCCACCAACAGCCCAAGGGTGGCGGAGATCGACAAACAGATGGAGGCGCTGCAAAGGGAGCTCCTGAAGAAAGCCAACGCCAAGCAGGGCTTTGAAGAACTGGCCGAGGAGATCGATGCTCTTCGGGAAGAGAAGCAGAATCTTCTGATGGAGGAGGCCAACCGAGAAGGACAGAGGCAGCGTATGAATGAGCTCGAAGCCTTTCTGGAAGACGCGGCCACCGAGGTGACGGACTACGATGAAGCAATGGTCAGGAAGCTGATCAAGAAGATTACGGTGTTTGACGATCGTCTCACTTTCGAATTCAAAGCCGGACATGAGATAGAAGTACAAATGTAA